ACATTTACTGCATCTTCAAAAGCCTCGCGGTCCTTGGACAGATGAGGGGCTGACTTTTCCATGCAAACCATTGCGGCCTTTATAAAAACATCAAGGGCGCTTTCTTCTGATTTTACAGTTTCGTCATCAAGTTCTCTGATAACATTCATAAACTTTTTTAATGTCTTGATTGGTAATGGCTTTACAATAATAGTCTCGCCATTTTCTAGTTCTAATTCAGCAATATCGTAAATAGCAGTTGGCATTCTTCCTCCTAATAACCTAATAGAATTATATCAAAACAAGTAGTAAAAACATAAAGATAAACCCCGCCTTGTGAGCGGGGTCTACCTTTTAAACTATTAAGTTATCAGGAATAAACGCGATCAAGAATTTCGCCGTACTCAGCACCCGCGAAATCGTCATCTGGGAGACAACGGAATGTAACTGGGTATACTGTTGCTTCATTTCTACGGAGAGCGTGAGACACGGTTTCCATGGAAAGGACGCGACGAGCGAGATAAACTCTTTCTGTCTTTGTTGTGTTTGATGCTGTTGTTGGTCCAGGACCAATAGCGATCAAAGATCTTTCAACTGGAGCCTCACCAAGCGCACCAGCGGCTAATCTAAGAACGTTATTTCCAGAACCATCAGCATTCAGTGTTCCTCCATATGCTGATGCGGCAGCCTCTGATCCCAGAGCGTTTGTGAAAACGCTATTAACCTGGGAGTTGTTTGACTGTCCGAATGCAGTACGAACGTTTTGAAGTGTTCCCTCACTCATGGAGGTACGGAGCATAACACGCAACTGGGTCTTGAAGATACGAGCAGAGTCAAGCAACTGGTCAACTTCTACTTCACCATATGTTGGCTCGTATGAAATTTCGAAACCTTCAGATGTGTATCCAGCGTTTCTCCAGTCTGCTGTTGCTGTTGTTTCAAGGTATGTTGCTGCGGCTGTTGAGCCAAAGACTGGCATTACCTTCTTGTAGTTAGCAGTATCTGTTGAGTCACCCTTGGAGATAAAAACCTGAGCGGCACCGACGATAATATTACGAACTTCACCCTTATCGGCCATCTATTTATTACACCTACCTTTCAGATATGATTGATATCTGGTTTGACACTTTCCTCTTTTATATAATAGCATGAACGGTCTACAAGACAAAGGTTAGGAGAATCTTCCGTCTCCATCTAAAATTCTTGCATATTTATATTGTATTTCTACCGACCCTGACATTCTTCCGCCCTCTTGTTCGAATGGGGCTGGGGCCGTAGCGTTGTTGAGCCCTACAGAATAAAATCTAATTTTATCATCTAGAGGATTATATAATTGAACATCTTTACCAGAATCATCTAGTCTTCTAAATAAATCAATCATGAATTCTGTTATTTCAGATATCTTAGAAATACTAGTAGAAATTATTGTGTAAAGCATTCTTTCTTCACATATCCACCATTGATCTCCATATCCTTCAACTTCATAGTCATATGTGATGTATGGCTGATCTGGTATAAGATTATTGAATTCAGGTATTTCTTGTATCGGTACAATAGGAACTATTCCTTTAGTAAATCCATCTGGCCTATAATTTTCTGCTAGCATTATTCCAGAATCATTTAATTCGCTCCACAAGAACCCGTTGATGACAGTCCTAGCATTTTTAGTATAATCAGCCATTATATAATACTCCCAACAGTTTTGTATGCAGATGTTGATCTAAATATTGCTTCCCTGACTGCTGATCTTCCTGCACCTTTTCTATTCAATGCTCTGGCAACATTTTTTTGGATATTAACAATAACCCCAGAGTCATCTAAAATGGATGGGAAATTGATATTCCACCATGCAATGAAATGCTTGCCAAAAGATCCTTTTACATCGTTTCCTCCTGGATTTTTAATACTTATTGTTTTTCCAGTCGGTACGAATACAATGCCTCTGTTATTTGGACTAAATGCAATAGTTCTAGTGGTTATAAACTGGACTGGTTTTCCAGACTCCATGACATTTGCCTTATCCTTAAATACCCCGCTTCTCTTAACCACTGCTCCTGTAGGGCCAGGATTTCTTAGTGCTGGGGCTATTGGAGCCTGCTTCTTAGAATTATTAAATCTTGTATATATAGTTGCAGCGCCTGCGGAACCGCTTCTTTTAATAATTCTAAACAATCTTCCAGACTCTCTTCCTACTTCTTGCCATTCATAGACATGATGGAATGCATTTTTATTTGATCGTGCATACATATTAGTTGTTTTTACAAACTTTAGTGCGGCGATAGAAAATGCTACATCCATTAATTCTTTTTGAGTATATGCAGTGGTTAGTTCTTTCATTCCATCTATTTTTTTATCTATCTCTGCAAACAATTCGGCCTGGGACTCTGGAGTAATTTTTAGGTTAATCATTTGATTGGACCATTACTCTCTTAAGATGATTCTCATAATACTGAACATTACCAAATAGGTCAACTATTGGGTGCGATGCATAAACTTCAAAGATCGTGTTGGGCTGAGAAATTCTATCTATTTCTTTATACAATTCTTTTTTAGATGAATTTTTTATGCTAGTAACTCGCCATCTTTTACTTAATTGTTCTGAGGTGTGCATTTTTATTTCTAATTCTTCTATGTATTCTTTAGAAAAGATTTTATTATCAGATGTAGCGGAACCTCCGCTTTCTGTAATTGGAATAATCGCACAGGAGATAGGTTTTAGAACCACCCAACGTCTTGTTATCTCGTTAGTGTCTGAATCTTGATCCTTTATTTGATGAAGAACTTCTGCCGACATTGAAAATAAAGAACTTCTGATGCATCCATACATTAAATAATCACAGCCTGAATCATTCTAAACTTTTGAAGAATGTCGTCAACTATTGCATTGCCAGTTCCGAAGTGTGCCTTTCCAGATAACTCTACTGACATTTGTCCGCTATTTATCTTCTTAACGTATCTTGTTCTCCAGATACTATCGCTGCACAGCAAGTCGTTTACCAGCAAAAATGTGGATTGCTTTACTTCCATTGGAATATAATTCCACCCTAGTACACCAGACACTTCATATCTGTACCCGTCGCGGAACCGTCCCTTGCTTAGACCTGTATAATCAAACTCTTCCTGCTCATCTACGTCATCTCCAGGATTTGGCGGAATGATTCTTAATCCATATGATGTTTCTGTTAACTCAACATTAAAGCCGAATACATTGTAATTAGTAGAAGAGTCTATAACGGTCTCATCATTTTCTTTTAATAAAGATACTGAGATCATCCTAGATGGTAATAAAAGTACGTCTGCTCCGCCTCCATAGGCCACTACGGACCCTTGAGACTTTCCTATAGAAAACCCTAGATAATTATCAATCATCATACGGGCCACACGCTCTGCTCCCACAATTTTTTCATAGGAGAAATAATTAGGATCTTCTGGTCTAGAAGAGAATCCTAATTCAGCAGAAATTTCATCTGGAGTAGCATAGGGAGTAGAAACATAAACATACTCAGTTTCTTGATTTAGTCTAGAATTTATAGTATATGACCAGACTACTTTGAGAACTCTGTCTACAGAAGTAGCAGACGATGGTAAGTTGTATGTATACTCTCCTGGATAGTCTGAATCTACTATTGTTGGAGATCCTGACGCTACTGATTGTCCTGATGAGGCATCAGTTACCACAACTGTCGGAGTTGCATCTGGCGCAGTAGGCAACCCATCCTCATAGGTTGTTAAATATATTGTTCCTACTCTACCAGTATAAATTTCTATCATTTATTCCTCCGATTTAGTTATAGTATTCCTGAACCTCTCTTGGAGTAGCCATTCTAAATCCAATTTGAGTATCAAAAATAAAGTCTGCGTCTTCCTGAGACATTGCTATATATGGATGCTCTCTTGTAAACTTATAGCCATTAATCTCGTATGCTGGGTTTTCTCTATCCATTCTTACTAGGACTGCATTATCCCCAGCCTTCTTGCTGGCCTTTGGTGCGGGAACATCTACTTCCGCTTTCTCTGCACCTAAGAACTTTGAATACATCTCGTATGAGATTCCTTCTTCAGTAAGTACAGAAATAACTTCATTCTTAGTTTTAAGACCTTCAAGTTCCACCCCGAAGTATTCTCCAACCTCACGAAGTTCTTTAATTTTCATTGTTGCAAAAGACATTTTTATCCTTTCTTTCTTCACCAATTATATCAGAAATAGCAAAAGGGGAGGATTTCTCCTCCCCTGATGCTAGTGCTAATAGTTAGATCAGGAAGCGACCTTAACGTTCTTAACAACTACGAAGGAATCAAGGTTTTCGATTTGCACACCTACACGAATGAAGAGTGTGTATTCGATTGTGTCCTTCTTTGGCTTGAACTCACGGTAAACTGTCACATCGCGCTTAATGCCGACGATGAAGTTTTGTGGGAATGTCAAGTGAACTTCACCATGCTGGCCTGTTGCACCTGAGTAGTCGCCTGCGCGAGTTTCATCAATTAGTGGAACTTCAACAACTGGAATGCCGAAGGCGAATGGTGTTACTCCACCTGGGGCTCCATCTGGTGATGCTGGGTTTCCGCGAAGAATGCTAGAAGCGATATCTTCTGGAGTTGCACTAATGTTTGTAAGGTTGTACAAGTAGTCTTGAACCAAGTTGCTTCCGGTGAAGAAGCGCAACTGGTTACGACGTTGCTTGTACTTGCGTGGCATGTCCTTGAGGGCACTGTTGAATACGGCCTTGCTGATTTCTGCACCGCCTGCATCAACAACATATCCACCTGTGAGTGCTAACTTACGGAAGCCATTGAATGCCTTGAGTAAGTTATTGCTAGACAGGGCTGTATCGCCATTGAGAGCGAGGTCTTCAACATCATTACCTGCTTGTGTTGCCATCAAACGGGCGATATGATCTTCAAGATCTGCACCTTCAATGTTGTCCTCAAGTGATTCGCTTGAGAGTTCCCAGTCAAGGCGTAGTTTCTTTGTTGTGAGTGATACCTTTGTGAAGGTGGCTCCACGATCTGTCTGGCCTGTTGTAGTGCCTTCAGTTGCGAGAACCATTAATCTCTCACCAACGCCTACCTTATCAATCTCTGTTGTGTCTGAACGCATACGAATTGTGCGTGCGACTCTTGTCAAGATTGTTGCGTCAAACATGTAGTCAATGAAACGGTTTGATTGCTCTGGCTTTAAAAGGCCACCACCGCCTGCACCAACCTCTGTTGTGTCGATTACTTTTTGTAAAAGTTCATTGCTCATTTTGCTTTTCACCTACCTTTCGAATTTTGGTTATTATAGGTCACGAACGCCGAGGAAAGAGCCGGACCAAATACCTTTTCTTATTGTTTTTTCTTCCTTTGACCCTTCCAGATCGCGGGACTTCTTGACAGCAGTTTCATTTTCGACCAGATCGACACGCTTTTCGATTGTGTCAACGGCACTTTTGATATTCTCAACTGCTTTGCTGAGTGAGTCATGCTTCTCAGCCAATTCTGTGATGCGAGCGTCTATAGTCTTGCTGAGTTCTTCAACACTATTCTTTGTCTCTTCTGCGCTCTTGGTTAAATTATCTCCGAAGAAAGTCTTAAGTTCGTCCAACATTTTCACAAAGTCGGGCTCTTCTACTTCAACATCGGAGATTGCAGTTTTTTCTAAGTCTGTTTCTTCAATTGACTTTTCAATTTCAACTTCTTCTTCAGATACTTCTGTTGGATCAACGCCTTCTTCTGCTTCAACAGCGCCTGCTGCGTCTAATGCTCCTCCAACAATCCGATTCTTTTCTACTTCATTTTCTAAGTCAATGTCTTCATTCTTTTCAATTTCCATATTTTCTACTGCACCTCCTTCAATATTGGTTTCGTCATCTGCCTGCTCTGCTACTTTATTCGTTGGCCCAGGCAATGCATCTATTTTTCTCCAGGTACTCATCTTGTGGCCCACACGAACATCTGATGGCTCGTAGCCATCTCCTGACTTTCGGTAAACTCTGA